AGATCCTTAGTATTTCAGCAGCTTAGCACCTAGATTGTTCTAAGTGCTTTTTTTATACAATAAACCACTATAAACCGTGTCGGATTCGATGCGGTTTTTTGCTTGACTTTATCCGCAGTCGGTAAAGAACGGAAGATATTACCTAATTTTAGGAGGACAGAAGAATGCCAGAAGACATTCAAGCACAAACTGACCAGCCAGTCAATGCTGGAGAAAACACTGAGTCACAAACTCAAGAACAACCCGTCAAGACATTCACTCAAGATGAGGTGACTGGTCTTGTAGCTAAAGAAGCCAAGAAAGCACAAGAGAAAATCTTCAAAAGCCTAGGATTTGAGGACATCAAGAGTGCTAAAGAAGGGCTCCAACAGCTCAAAGAGTGGAAGGATTCACAAAAGAGCGAGGCTGAGAAACAGTCAGAAGCGCTTGCTGCTAAAGAGAAAGAGTTAGAAGCTGCTTTATCAAGTCAACGACTTCTTGAAGCTAAACTGTCAGCTCTGACTTTGGGAGTGAATGCTGAGTCTGTGGACGACGTCATCACTCTATCTAATCGCTTGGTATCCGATGATGTGTCTATTGAAGATGCTATCGGCCAAGTATTGCAGAAATACCCTCAGTTTGGTCGTACAGAGCAATCTGAGGAGAAGAAGCCGACATTTTCGGCCGGAGGAAATCCAACGGCTGGAACGAATCAAGAAGATGCCTTTTTGAAGGCTCTCGGACTAAATAATTAACAGGAGAATGATAAATGACAATTAACTACATCACTAAACACGAAGGCACCTTCGAAAAGAAATTGATGCAAGGCGCACTCACAAGTATTTTGGAAACGCCACAAGTAAACTGGTTGGGCGCTAAGTCTTTCGAGTTGCCTACAATTTCAGTGACTGGCTACAAAGCGCACACTCGCTCTAAAGGCTACAACTCTGGTACAGTTTCAAACGACAAGAAAGTTTACACACTAGGATTTGACCGTGATGTCGAGTTCTTCGTAGATGCTGCAGACGTTGACGAAACGAACCAAGAACTTTCAGCTGCAAACGTATCTAACACATTCATCACTGAACACGCAACTCCAGAAGTCGATGCTTATCGCTTCTCTAAAATTGCTACAGAAGCTATCACAAACAGCCACTTCAAGTCTGAAGATGACCTATCAGAAGTAAACATCTACACCAAATTGAAAGCTGCCCTTTTGCCAGTTCGTAAATATGGAGCTCAGAACATCGTTATGTATGTTTCTAGCGAAGTGATGGATTTCTTGGAACGTTCTAAAGAGTTCACACGCTCAATCGCTACTACGTCACCTCAAGGGATTGATACTCGCGTCACTTCGCTTGATGGAGTTCAGCTTATCGAAGTTTGGGACGATGCACGCTTCAAGACTAAGTTTGACTTCACTGAAGGCTTTGTTAAGGCTTCAGATGGTAAAAACATTAACTTCTTGATCGTTGCTAAGCCAGCAGTAATTGCTAAGGCTAAATTCAACTCAATCTATCTGTTCGCTCCTGGTCAACATACCGAAGGTGACGGATACTTGTATCAAAACCGTCTATATCACGACCTCTTTGTCCTTGATACTAAGAAAGACGGTATCTACGTTTCTCACAAAGCCTAGTAAAAGGGGGGTAATCCATGAAGAAATATGAAAAACTGAACCAGGTCTACACAGTCCAAGAAGGTAGCTTGCTTGAAGCACAACTAGTTGCTGATGGCTTTGAAGAAGTGATTGACGAGGGAGAACTCGAAGAGCTCCTTGCCACTCATCAACTTGCAGACCTTACATTGGTTGAGCTGAAAGCTCTTGCTAAAGAGCGAGGGCTTGAAGGCTATTCAAACAAGACAAAAGACGAGCTTTTGGAGGTATTGAATGGCTAAGTATCAGGCTAAGCTGAATGTTTACCTCGCTAAGTCTGACCGTCATTTTGATAAAGGTCAGGTATATGACCTGGATAAATACGAAGCGCAGGAAATCAACGCACTAGTTGATTGTTTAGAACTCGTTGAGGAAGACGAGGAATTAGTTGAGGTGGAGACATCCACCTTTTAAGGAGGTGATTTGATGTCTTATCTAACTAAAGAAGAGTTCACTGAGCTTGGTTTTGAGTGTGAGGGCGATTTTGACAAGCTTTTAAAACGTGCTAAGCTCGCTATTGATGCATTTACAAGAGATTTCTATTTCTTGAATAGTTTTGATAGTGACAACGAAGCACGAAAAAGGGCAGTCAAGCTCGCTATGGCTTATCAGATAGCTTATTTAGACAGTTCAGGAGTCATGACCGCAGAGGACAAGCAGTCTATTGCTAGTATGTCAGTCGGACGGACGTCGGTAAGCTATCGCACAGGCTCACAGAATGACTCAGGCTCGCTTTCAGTGGCTGAGCGGTACAATTTATCCAAGGACACGGAAAACTGGCTTAGAATGGCTGGATTTGGCTTTGTGAGGGTTGATTATGATAGATAAAAGAATGCTACCTGATTCTGTGACTATCAAGAAGTCAACTGGAGAGGATAAGTGGGGTAAAGAAACCTATTCTAAACCCCTTTTATTATCCCCTTGTAAATTCGACAGGTCCTACTCTCATTCTGGTTCAGGAAATCATCGTAGTGAGTACAATTCCTCAACCGTGATTGTGTATCACAAATACTGCCCTGTGTCGCTCGATAAGAGCTTCATCGGTGGCATTGTCGAAGAGGACGGAGTTAGCTACGTTGTAAAAAACATCATTCCTCAGTATCATCCTTTAACGAGTAGGCTTTTAGCTTATGAAATCGAGGTGATTTAGTGGGTGGTGGTGTAAGTGTCAAGATTGACCTGGACGGCGTTAAGAAGAAGGTATCGCCTGAGAACTTTGCCAAGGGAAAGTTGGCCATCGCTAACCAAATGCTACTAGACATGGATCCATACGTCCCGAAAAGGAAGGGAATTTTAAGAGCTAGTGCCCATGTCAGACAGGATTCGGTAGTGTATGTAGCACCTTATGCTAGATTGCGTTATTATGGCAAGAAGCGGAAAGGGTTCTTTTCTGAAAAGCAAAGAAAGTTCTTTTTTGCTAATAAGGAGAAGTTGCTGAGCCAACGACCAACACCTGGAACAGGTCCAAGGTGGGATAAAAAAGCCGCTGCCTTACACTCTAAGAAGTGGGGCGATGTCGGATTGAAAGCGATGGGATTGAAATGAATCAAAACAATGACTTTGCAGATGTCTTGCTTGAGCATATCGAGGGTATTCAAGAAAAAATCCCGTCTAAACTTGGCTATTTAACCGAGAAAGAGGGGTTAGTAGTCTTTCCTCTTCCTGGAGGAAATGTGGTAGACGAGGACATGGCTGGAACTCAAACAGTCAGCTTGCCCTTTGAAATTGCTATCAAGTCACGAGATCAGGAATTAAACAATAATACATTGTGGCAGATTAACGCTGCCTTATCAAAAATGGACCTAGAATTGCCAAGTAAGAATGGTTCTTACGAGTTTTTAGGTTTGAAAGTCGACAAGCCTTACTTAAACGATTTAGACGAGCAAGGCTTTTACATTTACTTGCTGGACGTAACTGCCAGCCTTGAAATTGAAAGGAACGAATAACTAATGGCAAAAAATAAAAACGTAAAACGTAAACATTACATTGCGCCTTACAAAGAAACAACTCCAGACACTCCGCCAACTGCGAGTGATTACCTTTGGATTGCTAAGGGCATCAAGTCATCATCACCAGAGAATGACGAGAAGACAGATGATTTCACAGACTTTGCTGGTGACGGGACACCAGAAGAACAAGTGATCACTAAAACACGAGGACGCTCATTCGAGGGCGTTCGTGATACAGACGACAAAGCTCAGAACTTCGTCGCTGACAAAGAAGACGCAGTAGGTGACGAGCTTTTGGTTTGGTACAAGGAAGTTGATGTAACTGGAAAAACTCAATATGAGGGACCAGCTCGTCTTTCTGGTATCGAAATTGGAGACGGAGAAGCGTCTGAAAATGAAAGTATTAAGTTCAAGGTCGTATGGACTCGTAAACCTAAGAAATCAACAGTAGTACCAGGATAATCTAAGGCGTGAATTATCACGCCTTTTTATTTTTTGAAAAGGAGCATAAAAACATGGTAGTCATTAAAAAAGCTAGTAACATCATCCCTATTGATTTTGGAGAATTTCAGCTTGAATATTCAGCAAATGACAAGGGTGTCAAAGAACTTGACTCATTTCTTGATAATTTGAAGAAAGAATGGAAAAAAATGGAAAAACTTTCTGACACGGCAATCGTTAAGAGGGGGAAAGAAATCGTCGAGGACGGATGGACTCGTCTTTTTGGTGCTGAAGCATTTGAAAAAGTATTCAAATTCGCAGATGAGGATTCAACAATCGCATTTAACTATCTGAT